GACGTTGCCGTTAGCCGTGATGGTGAAGTTGTTAGTGCTGTTGTCGATGAACGTGCTGCTCTGGCAGGTTAATAATTGAGTGCCGGATACTGCAGTCAATGGTGCTGTAGGCGGCGTAAAGGCTGCTGTGTAAAGCGCAGTTCCAACAAGAACCCTAATATTAGATAGGCAACCAAGCATAAGGTTACTACTTGTACTAACGCCTGTTCTGCCGATAACAGCATTTGTGCTTGTAAAGTTTGTGGCAGAAGTTGCGGTTGCAACGGATATACCGTTGATATATAGCGTTAGACCATTTGACCCAGTGCTTGACCTAACAATAGCAAAATGTATCCATGTGTTAAGAGGCGCTGTACCAGTAGTTATGATGTCTGACGAACCCACATTTACAGCGTAACCGCCTGAAGCATTTATATAAAACATCAATGCCGTACTGTCTGGGTAACTACCAATGCCTGTATAAGCTGCTGCGCCACCGTTATAGCCAGTTAAATAAACCCAACCTTCAACCGTAAAGTTTCCAGCGCCTAATGCTAAGTTAGCTCCACTAGCGGTTAAATAATCCCCATTACCATCAAAATAGTTGCTAAACGTCGTAGGTGTGATGTATGCAGGGACGAACGGGGAGAAGGCTTGGACGGATGGCGTGCCGCTTACTGTAAGAGCAAAGTTATTAGCACTATCGTCCACAAAACGATTGTCTTGGCAAGTTAGTGTTTGGGTTCCAGTAGTTGCAATTAACGGCACAGTGCTTGGCGTAAAATTAGTTGTATACGCTACGTTAGTTGAAATCCTAAAGTTTGAAATATATCCAGCAAAATAACTGCCAGTTCCATTTTGGTGACCAATAAAATCTGTTCCTCTAGTTCCTAATGCCGCTGTTAAAGTTCCAGTTCCAGCACTAACGCCGTTAATATAAAACGTAACTGTACTCTGATTAATTGTTACCGCTACATGCGACCAAGTATTTAAAGAAATAGAGCTAGTAGAAGTAATTGTTTGCGCGGAGCCTCTTGTAAATTGCAACGCGCCATTGTAAAAACCAAAAGTTGCATAGGTTCCGTTATTTCCCCACAGTGGATTATGCCCATAACCACTAATGTTATTCCATGAAGTTGGGTAAACCCATGCTTCAAAAGTGGCAAACATTGTAGATAAGTTACTAGTAAACAAGAAATTAGTTAACGATGTATTAGATAAGTAATCAGTTGTACCATTAAAAAAATTACTCCACCCCGTCTGTGAGAAAGGCGTGAACGTACCTTGGGTCGTGTTGCCATTCCTAGTAATCGTGAAGTTGTTAACCGAGCTATCTAAGAACGTATTGTTCTGTGCGCCGTTAGTACCGTTACCATGCAGCATCAGCGTGGTCTGATTAAAGTACGGGTCGTAGATGGGCCACAGGCGGTTCTGTTGGTAATACGCAGATTCGTCTATTGTCCATACACCACCAGCCGCAGCACCAAGCGCAGGGTTGAATCCTTGGTATCCAGCAAACGGTGTGAAGTTGCTGACCTTTGGTGAGCCGTTTTGTGTAATTGTTGCTGCGGTAGTGCTGTTATCTATGAACGTCGGACTTTGGCAAGTCAATAGCGTAGTGTTAGTTATTGGAAATAGCTGGGTTGGCGGTGTAAACGTAGTTGTGTATAGCGCCGTGCCTTTAATAATTCTTGCATTAGATATATACCCATTGAAATACCCTGCGCCACCATAAGCAATATAGGTAGGCCCATCTGCAAAACTTTGAGATGACGTTGCTGTAGTTCCTAGTTGTACGCCATTAACAAACTGATAGACGTTTGTCCCGCTTCTTGTAACTGCAACGTGATACCAAGTGTTAGCAACAGGGGTCCAACTAGCTACTGTTATGCTTGACCCTCCTTGCACGCCTAATTGAAGCTGAGAACTATAATACTGCCAATAATACGCATTTGCTTGACCGCCAGAACCAGCAGAAATAAATTGCCCATTACCCACTACACTAAAATTAACCCAACACTCAATAGTAAAGTCGCCTGTACCAAAGTTATTAATGCCAAGGCTATTTGCTGTAGTTAAGTAATCACTGCTTCCGTTAAACGCAACAGAGAACCCTGCTGGCGCACCAGCCGTTACGAACCCACCGGGATATTTGTCACTCATCTTCTATTCCTTATTGTCTCGGTAAGGCCTGTTGTGGAGGCGTGAAGTTTGCTATGTAACGGGCTACTCTAGTAATGCGTAGGTCGTCGATGTAACCAAAGAAATTCAAATTAGTGCCACCACTATTACCCCCTACCACAATAGTTGATGACCCAGTAATATTATCTGTACTTGTACTAGTTGTTCCAATCTGCACACCATCAACAAAAAATCTAAGAATGTTTTCAGCCCTAGTAACTGCAACGTGATACCAAATATTTGCAGATGGCGACCATGATTTTGAATACACGACGTTAGCGTTTACACTTAAAGAAAGAGAGCTTATGTCTCCTCGATAAGTAAATGTCCACCCGCCAGCACCTGTATCAGCGTTGTACCCACTAGACACAATAACTCTACCCGTCGTAGTTACGCTAAGGTTAATCCATGCCTCAATAGTAAAGTTACTAGTACCGAAGTTATAAAAACCTGCATTTGCTGGGCCAACAAGATTACTAGTAGCGTATGACGGGTACGTTCCCGTTCCACCAAAGTACATACTCCCGCTACCAAACTTCACAGGGCTTGTCGCTACCTGTGCTGTGCCTACTGTCTCTAATACGTTACCCATCTTGCCGTCGTATATACCGGCGTTGGTGTAGTTGAGGAGTAGTGATGTGTTTGCTACAGCGGTTGGCGGCGTAGTAGGGACTGTATAAGATGCCCCTGTGTATAGAGCAGTCCCATTTACAACGCGCATACCAGAGAAATAACCATCAGCAAAATTTTGTTGGCTGAACCTGCACCCAATATAGGACGTTGTTGGCGATACCGTATAGTTTGTATTATCAGTTCCTGTTCCAACCCTCACACCATTTACATACAAACTTCCTGTAGTGCCTGTTCTAGTGTATGCAATATGGCTCCAAATATATGGCTTAACTGTATCGTTTGTAGTTGCTGCAATCAAAGTTGTGCCGTTGTAACCCCAATTCAATTGCCCATTAGTGCCGCTATACGCAAAATTAAGCGTCCAAGTATTTGTCTGACTTGAATTACGTGCCTCAATTATGTAGTCATCTGTTGGAGTAGATGTTGGGTAATACCAAGTTTCAACAGTAAAGTCACTAGTACCAAACGCAAACGCAGCGCCCGGAGCTAACGACAAATAATCACTACCATCAAAATACCCAGACCCGCCTACTACGTCTGGTGTCCATTGCAGCGCAGGAGCGAAAGGGCCGAAGGCTTGGACGGATACAGTGCCGTTAGCAGTTATCGTTGCAGGACTAGCACTATTATCAACAAAACGGTTTGACTGACAAGTAAGCAGTGATGTGTTTGTTATGGCTGTTAGTGGTGTGGTTTGTGGCGTAAACGCGCCTGTATAAACAACAGCAGAAGTGAACCTAGCATTACTAATATATCCACTTAATGTAACATTTCCAGCACTACCAACATCAGTTCTACCAATACATAGTTGATTATTGTCCGTTACAGGCGTTCCTGTTATTGTTCCTGTCCCTGCGCTTACACCATTGATATAAATAGTAATGGCGCTTGTTCCATCATAAACAAAAGCTACGTGCGCCCATGTATTTAATGGGACGGTTGTGGTTGTTGTTACTGTTTGTACGCCGCCAGCAAAGTATCTAAACACCACTTGGCTTGAAGTGTTTATGTAAAGTTCCCAAGTATTTGAAGAACTTAAATTCGTGAGTCCAAAAATTGCATTGTTTGCTGCTACTGAAGTAACATAAACAAAAGCCTCATACGTTCTGGCTCCTGTAGACCATAAAAAATTTGAATTGTACGGAACCGTCAAGTAATTAGCAGTGCTATTAAAAAAATTACTCCAGTACCCCGGAGCCTGACTAAACGGCGAGAACGAACCTTGGGTAGTATTACCGTTTCTTGTGATGAAAAAGTTGTTGGTGCTACCGTCTAAGAAAGTCTGATTTTGTGAGCCGCTGCCTGTACCGTCTGCTTGTAACAGCAGCGTCGTGTTCTTGAAATTAGGGTCAGTTACCCATTGCTGATTAGACTGAGCTTGAGCTTGCGCCTCTAGCGTCCATACACCATTGTATTGTGGCATTTTATAGCCCCGTTATTTGTTCTGAAGTCAATGCAGCCACATCGCTGCTGTTCAATGCAGGTAAGTCAGTTGAGGATAAATCAACCACCGCTTGTGACGTAATAGCGGCTTCTGGCTGAGTCTCTAACACGTTCAAATCCATCGTAGGCAAATCAGCAGGAACCTCTTGCTGCACCACTACAGGAGCCACAAACAAATTAGTTACTGGGTCATACGTGTCGCCAATACCTGCCAGCTTGCCTCGGAATGTAGCGTTGTAGCTTGTCTGCTTCCAATTAGTATGACCGCCTGACCATGAGGTTAGAAACGCAATACCCTTGTCTTCAGACTCAACCAGAGACACGACTACGTTGCCGTTCTCGTCTACCGTATCTTTGCTGGTGACTAGCTCATGGTTATTAAGTGCGTTGACTTCTAGCACCACGTTGTTGTCATCAAGCTTTGCAAAGTGCGCCATATCAACCTCAGAATGTAATTGTTCCGTTACCAGTGAATGTATATACAAAGTCACTACCGACGTTAGTAATTGTAGGTGAACCTGTGAAAGAAGCTGCTGCTCTGCCGCTACGAACGATAGCTACGCCTGAACCGCCAGCACCACCGTTTGCGGTTAAGCCACCCCCACCGCCACCACCGCCTGTGTTAGCCGTTCCAGCAGAAGCCGTTGTTGAGTCTGGCGAACCATTACCCCCGCCGCCAATACCGCCCGTTGTCGTGCCACTTGAACGACTACCCCCACCGCCACCACCTGCGTAATACGTTTGAGCGCCAGTAATTGTAGTAGCTATGCCGTTGCCGCCGTTGCCAGATACACTGCCTGATCCAACACCCCCAGCAGAACCTGCTCCGCCGCCGCCACCCGCAGGATAAGGGCTAGATATGTTTCCTGAGCCGCCGCTATTTCCTTGACCTGATGTCCCAGAAGCTCCGCTTGGAGTGCCACCACCTACCGATGCACCGCCCCCGCCCGAACCCCCAGATAGACCTGCTGCGATGGAGTTATCGCCAGTATTCGTCCCGCCGCCACCACCGCCAGTAGAAGTAACGCCAGTAAAAACTGAATTAGAGCCTGTTGTACCCCTCGCTCCAGAAGTTCCCCCCGCACCACCAGCACCAATAGTAACGCTGTACGTTGTGCCTATTACATAACCAAATGAAGCAAGCTGCGCTCCACCCGCACCGCCACCGCCGCCTATATAGCCACCCCCGCCGCCCCCAGCAACAACTAGCAGGTTAGACGCAGCCGTAGTGTAGGCAAGCGGATTAAACGTCGCCGTGACATAACCACCGGGATAACGAAGTCCCATGTTAGACCTTACGAGGTGATCTGTTCAAACGTCGCTGTGAATGTCAGCGCACTCGCAGTACCAGAATAAGCAGCAACAGACTGATTCTCAGTGACGTACACCGAGTTAGTCTTGTCAATGATAATTAGCGTCGCGTTTGGCGGCACTGAAATCTGATACGCAGGATACGTAACTACAGTGGCTGAACCGAACGTACCATTGTTGCCAATAGCAATCGTTGCAGTCACAGCACTAGATGTCGTATTCGACGCTGTTATAGACGTAATACGGTTAACTGTACCTGTAGCTGGCTTTAAACCAGTAAGAGCAGTCGTGCCGTCATACGTCCACGAAGTAGTGGCAGTAGCTGCCACCGAAGGAATAACGTAGCCTACGTTTCCGTAAATGCTTACTACGCTAACAATATTAGGGTTTGCCATTTAAAGCTCCTTAGAATCCGAAGATCATCGCCATCGCAATGGCCTTACCTGTTGAAATACCACCCGATGCCGCAGACCATGTAGGCGCTCCAGCACCATTACTTGTTAACACTTGACCCGCAGTACCAGCGGCAGTAAACGCATACGCAGTGCCAGTTCCGTAAGGCACAGCGCCAGCAACTGGAGTTGTTGTTGAGTTTGTGCCGCCATTAGCGATTGGCAATGTACCTGTGACACCCGTAGTTAAAGGCAATCCAGTAGTATTAGTCAACGTGCCTGAGCTTGGAGTGCCTAATGCACCGCCGGGAGCCACAAAGTCTGTACCAGCGGTAGCCGCAGTAAAAGCTGATGTGCCGTTACCTTTTAAAACGCCCGTCAAGGTTGCTGCACCACTGCCGCCAGATGCTACTGGCAATGCAGTACCTAGCGTCAAAGAAGATAAATACGTTGTTACATCAACGACGTTTGTCGCATTGTTAAACACCAGCATTGTTTTGCCAGCCGGAACAGCTACGCCTGTGCCTGATGCGTTCTTAACCGTTACCGCATCTGCCAGACCATTATTTACAATGTATTGTTTCTCAATGGCAGGAACAATTAAATTTCTTGCGCCGCCCGATGTACCTGTCAAATTTAAGCGCAAATTACGCGCTGTTTGAGTGGCATTTGTATCGGTAAGCGTTAGGGTGACATCAGCACTAGAAAATGCAACATCAGCAGTGCCTGTAATCGCTTCTTCAATTGCTGTGCCTAAATTGGTATTGGTAGTAATACCCCACGTGCCTGACTGCTCACCCGTGGTGATTAATTCAATTTTAAGAGGGCTGAATGTACTTGCCATGGTTTTTCCTTATGCCACATTAATCTGGACCCAATTAGGGTCTTGGTAATCATCGACCACAGACCACCCACGAATAAGAATTACTCCTACTGACCCAGTGCCTGTGACTCCAACTGCATTTTCAACGTGAGTATAACTTACCGCTATTGAGCCAATGCTGGCAATTGCGGCTATTCCCACTGGAAGAACTGAGTCTCCAACCGATACTCCAACTCCACCAACTGCAGAAACACCTTCTACGCCCGTTACTACAACTATTTCCTCAAATACTGGAATGACATCGCCAACACTGCCTGTTCCCTGTACACCAACAGCGTTAATCGGTACAAATACAGTTCCTATTGAACCTGTGCCCTGTACCCCAGTAACCGTAACCGTGGGCGATAAAGCTACTGTTGTATCGCCTACCGCGCCCGTGCCCGAAACGCCAGTTGGCACAAATACCAAGCCAAAGAAGAACGTAGGGGTGCCAATTGCTCCGGTTCCCTGTACACCATCAGGTGTTAGTACCACCTGCTGCGGTATAACTACTGTACCAATTGATCCTGTTCCTACAACCCCTACCGGATTAGCCGAAACAACAAATGAAACATCTCCTACACTTCCCGTTCCTTCAACACCTGTGGGGATGACTGCTTCAACAATACCGCCCCAAGCGTTTTGTCCCCATGTGCCTGAACCCCAGCCAACCGTGTTGGTAGCAGGGATTCCACCCCACGTAGCATCATTCCATGCTCCTTCACCCCACGCTTTAACGAGGTTCGGCACATTCTCTTCCTATTAAGCAATACGGATAATTGCAGTAGCCGCAACAGGCGCAGGAAATTGAATCTGGAAGTCTCCTGAACTAACCTGCTGATCACCACCAAAACTCAACACAGCACAGGCTGGATCACCGGTTGCTGAATCGTTATAAATAATAGCGCCACAACTAGTAAACGTAGCGGCAGACCATGTGGTATTGTCAAAGTCACACACGGCTGTGGTGCTAGACGCTACAGGAGTAACTGAAACAAGTGTATTGCCGCCAGTGGTGTAACCACTACCATTAGCAACCTCGTCCGAGTTACTGGTCAAGTTGAGGTAGCTAGTAGTTGCTGCACCATACGTTCCTGAGCCAGCAGCGGTTGCTTTCATCAAAGCAATCTTAAACGTATTGCCAGTGGAAGCCGTGAAATTGTGTACTGCCTTTAAGATTTCTACCTTAAAGGACGTAGGCATTGCTGTGGTTACGCTAATAGCCATTTTAATTCTCCAAAAGTTTAATTAGCTCGGGATGCCCTGCATCGCGAAACTTGTTTGCCAGTGTGGTGTTATGAGAAGCAACCGCTTGTTTCATATACCGCACTAATACCACACGAATATGGTCCTTAAATGCTTCCGCTTGATCACGAATAGCTGGATGAGAACTTTCTCCGATGTATACGATTTTTTCCAACGCCATTTCGGCAACTTCTTCTGGGGTAAACCCTCTTCCAGATACCATCACGGCCTTGATTTCGCCTAGTAAAGCTCCTCCAGAATTTCCCATCATGGCCCCGGTGTCTCCGATTTAAGACGTTGTCTAAGCATGCCATCACGATATTCATCACGACGACGACGACCTTGCTGCTCCACTCCAAGTCCTTGTATAGATTGCTTGTACGAATTGTCAAAGTACTGAAGCATTTCCAAAGGACCTTTTGTATAACTATACGCCTGTATCAAACAGGCATAAAGCAACGCTTCAGGAGCATTATTACTCACCCACGTTGTAGTATTTGTAGACGACAACTGCGCTGGTCGGTAAATGTATCCAAGCTCTACTGAGAAATTTGCATTCGGTGTAGGTGCTACATAAAACGTGTCCTGATCCCAAACAGAATAGTACTTAGGCGTTCCTGTAGTAGCACCGTTGGGCCAAAACTCTTTCATAAACGACGTATCACGAAAATCTAAAAACAACTGCTCATTAGCTGCACTTGTCAGAATTAAATAACGATGCGTCAAAATATTGCTAGGTGTGGTTAAAAACCTATTGCTAGAAGTCATCGTACCTGTGACCTCTAACTTAAACACGTCCAAATCAATGTCGCGAAGAATACGGTTCTCGGCCATCGTAATGAACGTGTTTATTACCGGGGCAGTGAAGACATTGCTTCCAACCTCAGTGTAGTTCCTAATATTAGTGACCAGTTCGTCGTATGTCATGTTATTAGTATGGTTGTTTTACCCACTGTCCCTATACCAAGTACAGCCGTTTGCTCTGGAAAGGCATTCATGTTTGTAAGATTTACCGTTGAGGAGGCGCTTCCAATACTCTGAAACGCAGAATCTCCGGGCACTCCAACAAAAACAACTACAGGCTCAATTCGGTCAGGACGTGGCTGCAATAGGGCAATTGAATCTCCACGATAATGCAGTGGGTCTAACTGCGGCTCTTTCGGCTCATAATCATCCGGACAAACTTTAAACCCTCGCCAGTTCTTTTTAAGTACGTTGTATCGGTAGCGCTGACCGCAATAGTCGCACAACCCGTATGAGTACTTACCACTAGCAAATCCACCCACATCACGCTCCTAGGTCCGGCACAAAATAGGTGCTTGCAATGTCCCTATCCTCTGCCGCAGCCCTAGCAAACTCTTCCTCGTAAATTGCCTTGAGGCCCTGAGTACGCTCTGGCGCATACTTCAACGATATGTAGTACGAAAGTCCTGCTGCTATACAAGGCAAGAATCTAAAATTAATATCCGTCGTATTCGTGTAAGCACCTGCATCTTCAATTCGACGAATGTAGTAATACCTCAATTGATACGAACGATTTGGCGTAGGGTACAAAAATACTTTTGGTATATTTGTTCTCTGCACATAATACTGCGCGGGTTGTGCCTGCGTAGTCTTATCCGGAATGTCTAAGTACTGTTCTCTACCGATCCGCTCAATTATGATGTCAGTGGCTGGCGTTTGATTAGTTAAACGTATTACTGCCGACAACACATTTACAGTGTTCGTAGGCAAAGAGATTTCTGTGTCCCCTTGCACTAAACTGTACGTAGCTAATTCAATAGTCCAAAGATTTAAGCCACGGTTTGCCCATTCAAGGAACATCAAATTTAAAGAACGACGAGCAGTTGAGAGTTGTTTGCCGTTGGTCATTTGCATGCCACAACGTTCAAACGCTTCCTCAACTAGTTCGTCAATCTCTAAATTAAAAACTGTTGTTCCCGACGTAGCCATTTAGCGACCGCCACCCGTTATCTTCTTGCCCATAGCCATACGCTTATGCTGATTGATAGCGCCTTTTTTAGCTTCGCCACCTGCTTTGTAGCGCCCTGCTTCAGCAAGTATCCTTTCTTTTCTAAGGTCTCGCATTGTGGCTTTCATGGCCTGATTACTGAGCCTTCTGCGCATTTGTTTTTCCGATTCCTTGTCCAGCTGCTTGCCTTTTTCCGTGCCGGTTATGCGTTCAAAGTCGTCACGTAATTTGTCTACGCCTTCCATGTAAACATCCTTCAGGCCTTTACCGACACCTTTAATCTTTCCCATTACGCCTTCTTCTTCGACTTCTCCACCTTCAGCCATGAACACAGGACCGCTGGTTTTTCTGTTTGGCGTAGAAATCATTTTATTGCGGGGGCCTGATGAAACAGCACCGCCACCCTTAGTTGCCGCACCCATTCCTCTGCCAGCCATGATTATTTCCCTTTCATTAGTGCGCGGCCACCGCCACGTGTTGCAACGCCCATTGCCTTGCCCTTACCCGTTTTTTTAGCCACTGCGCCGCCTTTTTTAAACATTGGCGTTTTAGTCGCTCTAGCCTGCATCAATTTTCCTATGGGACCCATTCCTTTAGAACGAGCAGGCATGGATTCCCCGCCCTGTTGAGCTTTTTCTGCCATGGCTTTTGAAAGCGCTCCTGCTACACCGCTAAATTTGCCCGGTTTTTTAGCCATGGCAAGCATACCGACAGAACCACTTTTATCGCCCATGGCCCCTGTGGCTGCCTTAGCCACTTTCTTAAATTTTTTACCAAAAAATCCCATGCTCATATCTCCTTATTTAGGCTCGTTGTTGGATGAGCCGGTCAATTTTTTCTTCAAGCTTGTTAAAGCGCTGATCAATGTGATCCGAAATTTTGTCAATTTCTGCTTGAGTAACGTTATCACGGGCCACCTCTTCTCTCGTCTTGTTTAGGAGAATACCTAAGCGCTGTACTTCAGCCGCTTGCAGTTGTACTTTTTCAGCATTCTGCTTATAAACTATGGCGGTTAACCCCATAATTACTGAAATTAAAGTGTTCCACCCAATTAAAACAATCGTAGACGTTTCCATTACGCTGCTGCCCCACCTTCAAACAGGATAGTAATGCTTAAAATGGTTGCTCCAAGCTTAATGTGGGCACCATCTTTAAACAGAATTCCCTGATCAGGGATTACAAAGTTCTGCGAATCGGCCACCGTGGTAGTCGATATTTTTAGCAATAAGGGATCGGTATCTGCATCCCCATCAAAAAACTCAGCCGTTGAGGGACCACCTACTCCATGCGTAAAATATATGCCTACCACGCGAGTACGACCGTTAATAGCCTGTCCCGTGGCTGTCTTATGTACCGCCGATATATTGCTGGCACTCATACGCGCCTCCTACTTAAATACTGATTTTTATAAGAAGCGCTTATTAAGCGGTACGAGTAAACACATATGCTGTGGCACTTGAGAACATTAACGTGAAGCGCGCCAAGCCGGTTACACCCGCAGCAACGGTTAAGTCGCCAAAGGAGCCCGGAGTATCCGCAGCAGCACTAGAGAGAATGCCATTGGTAGCTACTGCAATGGTTACGGTACTTGCGCCTGATGTGTTATCAATATACAGATCAAATACAGTTCCCTTTGCGGCACCCAATGCTGCACCCAACAAGGTTCCTGTAGGTAAAGTAATTGCGGTCGCTGCGGCAGAAGTAGAAGTGATGTAACCAGTAGCTACTTGGGCCGCAGTAGCGGTCGCTGTAGCGTTGATTGCAGACGTTGTAGCGTGGGTGATGCTACCGGAGCCTGCAATATTGCCTGTAACGTTGCCTGTAACGTTGCCTGTAACGTTGCCTGTAACGTTGCCCGTTAAGTTGCCAATAAAGCCATTGGTAGACGTGACCGGGCCGGAAAAGGTAGTAGATGCCATTTTAATTTCCTCACATGCGAGAAACTGGGCATATCTGTCTGCATGTCGTCAGCCGGGACTGTCAGATATACCGGGGACCCCGGAATAGTGCAAATATACACGAACCACTATAAAAGAAAAAGGGGGCCGAAGCCCCCTTTTGTTTACGCTGCGCCTTCGGAACCGAAGATACCGCGCCAATCAGAGAAGCCGAACGAATAACGCTCACGCGCTTTGTAGCGCACGTTACCTGTGTCGAAATCACCTTCAAAGGCGGTCTTGATACCTACACGCTGGAACATCTTCATGCCGTTAGGTGCATCAGTCAAAATGAAGTATGCATCTGGATCGGTCAAGTAGTGGTTCACTGTGTAACCCTGTGGAACCATGCCCATGTTACGAATCGCGTTGATATCGTTATCTGCTGTACCAACACGCAGAGTCGATTTCAAAATACGATCAGCCGTAAATTGGAGTTCTTTAGGGATAACCAGTTTCAAGCCTTGAACAGCAATCTTCAAGTTACGCTCATCAACGAACGAAGCGATGTCAATCAACGCTTGTTCCAATGAGGTTTCCGAAAGATCGGCTGCTGTTGCCAGCTTGTTTGCTTGGTTAGGGCCACCAATAATTGGATGGGCTGTCGAGCACAAAGTAGCGCCGTCACCACCAATAGAGGTAGTAAAGGCACCATTCAGTACGCCTGCAGCTTTAATCTGCTTAGTGGTTGCCATCGAACGTGCCAAAGCACGTGTGTAACGAGCGGAGAGACGGTCGTACAAGTTATCTTCTACTGCTTCTTCAGTCAGAGAAAATGCCAAAGCAATCGTCTCATGAGTGTAGCGAGCAGTGTAGACTTCCTGAGCGGTGTCATAGTCTACGCCAGCGCCTTCAGTTTTGGTTGGAGCCTCACCAAAGCCGGACAGCATAACTTCTTCTTCAAAAGCACGATCAGAAGACTCAATATCATAAATTTGAGCGTGTTCTTGTTCGTAACCCTTGTATTCCATGCCGAACAGAGCGTTCAGGCCGGGCTCCAACTCTTTGACTAGTTGTGCACGTGAAATTGCCATGATTTAGCTCCTATTAAGTTAGGCCAGCAACACCAATGCTGCTGTATTGATGCGCATTGATCTTTACAACCACTTGGGTGAAGTTTTCACCTAACGCATTGTTGGGCGCGTTATACAGGCCAACAATCTTTAGGACCAGAGTATTAGTAGTCGTAATGGTGGACGAATCCAGTTCCATTGCAGAAAGACCATTAACCGTGCTGCCTGCAGTGGAGGTAACCGCTGCATTTTGACCAATATCAGCCTGAACAATGTCTTCATCAGCCTGAACTACATAAAGCTGACTAGGATCATCAAGCACTTCCGCCATAATCTGGCCTGAAGTAATGTTCACCGAACCCGGATAGTAGTTCTTCCAAGTTGGCTTGCCTGTAGTTGGATCAGTGTAGTTAACACCGTTAAATACACCAACTGCAGTAGCATGAGTGCCACTAACGTATTTAACAAGAAAACCAGCTACCAAGGTGACTAAGTCGCCTTGAAAGATAGCGCCAGCCTGATTATCCTGAATAACATATCCATACTGCTTCTGACCACCTGTAGCAGATAGATTGCCAAGAGGACGCAGACCATAGGCTTTATCAACGTTTGCCATTTGTCTATTCCTTAAAAAAGTTTACTAATCAATTTTTGGACTTCCAAAAACCGTTTTAGACTGTCTAGTAGGTCGGTTAATACGCATAGTGTCATGCGCATTCGACTTCATTAGATCATTGTCTACAGATTGCATTTGATCACGGGTGCGCGAGGCGTAATATGCATTTCGCTCCGCTACCGTCTCTTCTGGAATACGAGCAAGAAGCAAACTTCCCACGCCGATAATACCGGCATGTCGGTTTGTCTCATCACCGCCGTTCACGAAATCAGGATATTCATCTGCACGGACTAGTTCGTATCCTTCTCGTAGGCGAGAAGAAACATTGATACGATCATCTACTCCGCCAGCTTCGGCGCGAATCCAACGGTGTTTGTATCCCGGAGGCGCAGCAGGCGCATCCAATTTGGAAGGAGGAGCCCAAGGTCTACGACGCGTAGCCATCTCGCGAGTCTCAGACTTGCGTGAACTACGATTCAAACTAGGTATGTCGATTTTGTCCATGGTCTTAATCCTTTACATATTTGGCATATTCCTCAAGCGGAACACCCAATTTTTTAGCAATAGCTACCTGACTCGGCGTAAGCCGGACAGAGCGGCGCGCATTATTTACTCCCGAAGAACGGGTTGCAGGTGCAACCGGATGCGCTGGCCGATTGACTCTGGAAGATTGTCGCGGTTTTCCTAGCTTGTGCGGAAAGTACTCACTCATGCGATTATCGAGCTCATAATAATACTCATCGCTCTCCGGGTCAAACTTCTCGTTAACCACTAATTGCATGTGTACTGCCTGAACCGCATTCGTCATCACCGCATCAACGCCGTACCACTCATTTTTCTCCGCCCACTCCTCTGCTCGAGGGTCTGGCGCACGTGGTCGCTGTTGCGTTTGTTGCGGCTGTTCTTGCTGCCGCTGTTGCTGGGCAACATAAACCTCCGTTTGTTGCTGGCGTTGGGCAGAAGCTGCAGCGATCTGACGCTGATCCATCAGGATAGAGGTCAAACGCTCTTGCGCCTCAGTCTCCGTATCAATATCGCCTTCTTCTCTTGCTTGTCTGATAACAGCCTTCAGCGCAGCCGCTTGAGTTTCTACACGACCTCTGGCCTCAGTTAAACGCTCCGTATCGGTTACGTGGAAACGTCTTTCCAGCTCTTGCGCCTTCTGTTGAACGCTCTTAGCGTAATCTAACGCAGCCGTTTCCCGACGTTCTGTCTCACGCAGACGAGCAGTAAGCTTGTCTATGCGCTTTTTGACCGAATCGTTGTACTTATCCAGTTCAACCGATTGTTTATTGCCCTCTACTCTTACCTCTGGTGCTTCTTCTACGCCCGTTACCTCGGCGTCTGAGCCATCTTCGTTCATCTCTACCGTAGTAGCTTCTTCATTGTCACCAATATCAAATTCAAGTTGTTCTGTTGACATTTTCCCCTCCTAGTACATGTGTAAGATGTCTTTTGGGTCTGCTACAGTGCCCAAAATCTCATCATCGTTAAGAAACCGTATCTCGCCACCATCAATCGGTATACGAGAGCCTGCATAACGGCCAAAAATGACCCAATCACCTTCCTTGCACCACGGACCGTTAGGAAACTTGCTCTGATCCATGTAAGCCAAGTCACCCATGCGCAACACATAGCCACACGTCGTAGCTAATTGCGTCTTCTTCTGGGTTTCTTCTGCTAATTCAATACCGCCTCTAGAGCGTTTAGCTCCGCGATAGGGCAAAAGGGCAATCCGCCAGCCCGTTGGGGTCGGCAAGTGAGCCATGATGTTTTTTTCTAAGTTCTCAACATCAATATTTCCGTCTTCCGTAAACGCATTTTCAATAGAGGACAAGTTCTCCTCTTGTTCTTGCCATTTACGTTGTAATGCAGTCAGGTTTTCTTCCGCTACAGCTTCCATTAGTCCTCCTTTGGGTTAATCATCGGCAAAATGTTTGTTTGCCAACTCCTTGACAGCGTCAACTGCCAATCTCAAACCCTCCAAACGGCCCATTAAGAACTTGTAACGTTCCATATCTGGAATACTCCCAGATAACACATGACCCATTGTGTCTTCTTGCAAAGTCTTTAGCTCTTTTAAGAGCGACTCTGTAAAAGTAAGCATGGTTATTTCCCATGAGAAGCAGACGGTTTAAAGCCACCGTCAGGAGGGCTTAAAAATCAATAAATCTTAACTTTGTTAAAGGCATCCTTACGGTAAACCTCGCGCACAGGACCCATCACGCCACCTTTTTTCATAGGCTTTGTTTTCCCCGCACTCTCGTAAGCAATTGCCGCAGCCTGCTTAACAGCGGCTTTCTTGCTCTTGGGCGCACTCGTACCAATCTTCCCTGTCTTCTTAAACGCTCCGACCATCTCGCCAATATTGGAGCTAATGGTCATCTTGCTTTTACCTTTTTTAAGTGGCATTTGAGCCTCCGGGTGCTTTAGGTGGTTGTGAAAAACGCTCACGGGTAACCGTTGCGCGTAATTCAGCAATATCTTCTTGCGACTGAACACGTTCTTGATTAGCCATACGCTGCTGTTTCATTTTCTCAGCATCTAACTGCAAGCGCTTATCATCCATTTGTAGACGTGCTTGATCTATCTGACCGCGTTGCTTAATCTCTGTCTCTTTCAACGCTATAAGCGGATCAGGACCTGCACCACTTAACTGATTCTGTGTCTCTCTTAGCTTCATTAAACCTTGCGCAACAGCAACCGCTATCATGCCTTCGCGTTGAATATCAGAAACGAGCCTGTCCGGATCAGAGCCGTATTGTTTGTACAGCTCTGCTGCTACATCCTCTTCTGCCTGCATGTGTATGTGATGCAATATATGCTTTTGAAGCAGAATCGCTGCCTGTGGGTTTGCTTGTACAGTAGGTGCCATACCCATAATCAGATGGGACAAGACATGTGCGTCATGCTGCTGACCTGCAAATACCTTTAACTCCATCATGTCCATCACATCCGCATTTTCCTGTGCGGGGTCTTTCGGCATCTGGTTAGCTTGTGGCCGCAGAATACCATCAATGTCCCTTATGTTCATTGCGGCATACACGCGATAATACGCTTCGTACATGTTGTGCATCTGCGGCGCACTCTGTGCCAACTGCAACTGTGTTTGCGCTAACGTAATGCGCTGTGCAGCTGAAAATATGTTGGGGTCCGCAACAGGCAACACGGCAACCATGTTGTCGAAGTCTGCCTTCTTGATTTTGCGCGACGCTCCGGGGACATCATACGGATACTCGTCCGGCAAATACTCACCAAAGCCCTGAGCAAGTAACTGGAACTCCAGTTTCTGCGCGTAGTGCATCCGTTTATGAATCGCGGACATGACTGCAGAGCCTTTTTCCAAGAGCGCAATGGTTGTACCCACTGCCGCCATCTGATTGCCTTCGCCCACCTGCATGTCTGCAATGCTCGCCAAGCGCCGACCCGCTTCAACCAAAAAGCCCAGCAATGAAAACAGCGTTTGGCTCGGTTCTTTGTACGGCAATGGCAGTAATGTCGCTGAAAGTTCCGCGCCACCTGCATCGATATCGCGCCATTCACCCGGCTGGATTGGATTATCCGTGTCCGCGATCCGCGCGCCTTTGGCCTTGAAGCCTGCAGGCAGGTTAGAGAGCGTTCCCGCGTCCAACAACTGACGCATTGCAGACGTAGCCGCTTTCGTTAAGCCGCCAATTAGGTGAATTAAGCCTAAACCATACGCGCCCATGCCTTGGACAAACACATAATGCACGTAATAGTTTGTCTTACTCTTCTTTTCATCGCCTTCTTTCCAGTTGCGACGAATTCCGACCACCTGACCACTGGTTTGATCTACTGTAATAACGTAGGGATAGCAGATTCCTGTAGGCTCGTTGTCTTCGTCAACATCTTCAAAGCCCAGAAGGTCCCAATCCACCGTAAATTCAAGCAAAAATACTTCTTCGTCCTGCTCAGAAGGGTTTAAACCGGTCTGTTTGTTGGTTGCGTCTTGAATTTGATCCGCGTCCGGCGGAGAACGCTCACCCTGAATGTCAAAATCAAGGTATTCGCCATCTGCTACGCGCTTTCTGAACTCATTAATTGGCATCGCGACAGCGTGTGTGATGCGATTACACTGCGACATGACGGATGAGCCGTTATACGGAATGAAAAGACTGTCAGGAAGTACTAATCGACTGACCATTCTTTGCAATTGACGGTCGTAATAGACCTTCTTGAACGCCGATCCACCGTAGCCAAGGTAGAAAAGCATCTGATCAAACTCCGGTGTGTACTCTTCCATCACCGTTGTGATCTGGTAATTCATAAAGTCTTGCACGCGCGA